ACCAACGTTGCATTTCCTTAAATTTATGTGCGCCAACAGCTGTGCCAACAACACTGTGAATTTTGACTCCAGCTTGATCTGCACACCAATTGACAAATGAACCGCACCACGGCAAGCCGTCTGCCTTTGTAAATTTGCCGTACTTTGTCAGGTTGTCGCCTTCTTCAATTGTGCCGATTTCGGCGGCTGCAATTTCAATGAAACGGGCGTTTGTACCCTGTGGGAATGTCATTAAAATTACCCTTTAAGCATTTCAAGAATTGCAGCAGCCTTAGCGCGTTCCACAATTTCTGTTTTAAGTAAATTGGTTACTTGGTCAAATTGCTGCAAAACTGCTAAACGTTCTAATCTGTCCATAGGGCATTGACGCGCGGCTTCTTGTGTTTCGACATTTTTCAAATGCACAAGATCAGCGTCCCAATCGCCGTCAAGCATTGCCAATAATGTTTGGTAATTAGTGACATTAAGGGTGTACTGATCTACTTCTAACTGTCGCGCTTGAATTGGTGTTAATTCGTTTTCTGTCATTTTGCTTCCTTTTTTAGTAGTTGATTAAACAAATGCAATTGCGTTGCCCGTACCCGTTGGAAGTGTTGCAGGGTTTGTGTATTTAGTACCGAAACCACTAGACCATGGGTAGGCTGTCACAAATGGAGTTGTGCTGTGCGCAATGGCTATTGCATTTCCAGCAGCGTTAAATTTGACACCTCTACCTGCACCCGTTGGAAGTGTTGCAGGGTTTGAATACTTAGTACCAAAACCAGCAGACCATGGATAGGCTAGAACGTATGGTGTGCTAAGACTTCCGATTGCTATTGCATTTCCAGAAGGATTAAATGCAGTTGCAAGTCCTGTTCCAGCAGGCAATGTTGCTGGGTTAGCATACTTACTACCAAAACCACCTGACCAAGCGTAAGCACTCACAAAAGGCGTAGTGCTATGTGGAACAACTACAACGTCACCTGCTGGGTTAAATGTAATTCCTTGACCTGTTCCAGCAGGCAATGTTGCTGGGTTTGTGTATTTAGTACCGAAACCACTAGACCATGGATAGGCACTTACAAAAGGACTTGTGCTGTGTGCAATAGCAACGACGTCACCTGCTGGGTTAAATGTTGCCTGATTACCTGAACCTGTTGGAAGCGTTGCTGGGTTAGCATACTTACTACCAAAACCACCTGACCAAGCGTAAGCGTTAATGTACGGACTACTTATCATGGCTAAAACGACATTATTTCCCGCGTTATTAAAATTTATGGACTCTGAATTTCCCGCTGGTAAAGATGCAGGGTCGGCAAATTTAGTACCAAAACCAGCAGACCAATTGTAAGCACTTACAAATGGAGTTGTGGTGTGTGCTACTACTACAACATTTCTGGTCGGATTTATGTCCACGCCGTTGCCGTTTCCTGTTGGAAGCGTTGCAGGATCGGCGTATTTTGTACCAAAACCATTAGACCAAGGATAGGCTGTGACATAAGGCGACGTGTCATGTGCTACGACAACAAAGGTGCGTACTCCGCTAGCACTGGCAAAAATGCCAAGTATTGGACTCATTACGCAATGTCCCCAACAACGTACCAAGTATCGCTTGCAGTCTTTATACAAGTAGCCGCTGAGTTTTGCACGCGCAACTTAGGCGAAGCACTAGCCGCACCAGTTGAGGCGACCGTGACACCACCTGCACCCACAATAGTGACTTGACCAGCACCAATTTGAATGATGTTGATCTGTGAACCAACGGCAATGGATACTGAAGCATTTGTTGGGATTGTGTAAGTTTGGGCAGAACCGTTGCTTGCCGTCACCAAACTATTGTTGGCGTCAACTGCTGCAAACGTGTAGGTCGTGCCTGTTTGTGGGTTGATCGTAAGTGTCAGGTCATCTTGTGCAACCCATGTGAAATCTAAATCAGTGTTTGAAGCCTTACTGAGAACCTGACCTGACGTACCACCTTTTAGATCAACAAAAGCAGTGTCAACGGCTTGACCAAAAACTTCAAAATCGGCTGGTAAGTCCGTGACTAAATCGGTTGAGGTTGGCATTTGCCAGCCGAAGTTTGTTGTTGGATTTGCCATTTTTTCTCCTTGTCTAGGCGACTATTGTCGCATACTGCCATTGCAAGGTCGGCGACACGCTTGCATAACTTTCGCCAATTGGAACGTCTTTATAACGCATGGCTTGCAGGCTGTAAGCCAACGGCGACAAAAACAGACTTACGGCAAGCCGATTGTATGACGCTTGAAATGACCAGCCCTCAATGAAGCCTTGAAAGATTGCGCCCATGTTGACAGGCAAATTCTGTATGCGTATTGGTTCACCCATGAAACAGGCAATTAGGTTGTCACGGTCTGAATTGTCAATTTCAGGATTGGTCAGGTCAAATGTGATTGCGCTGAAATTGGGCTGAGGCTGTTTTCTTAGCGCAAGATAGAAGTTTGCCTGTGCTAAAGCGTCTGAGGAATTGTGAAGGGTTGTAGTAATGATTTGAGCAAGTTCACCGTATAACGCTTTTGAGTCTGCGTCCGAAGCAGATTGTTCACTGCTACTTGTTGCGCCGTATTTGATTGTCATGCTGTTGCGAACGTCGCCAACGCGTGTGTCAGTACGCAAACCAGCAGCCCTTGCATGGTTGGCGTCAAGGTCAACGTATCCGTTGGCAGCAAGATAAACGGTGCGGTGGGTGCTGTCGGCGTATCCAATGCGACCTTGTGAATCCTCGTAAATGTACCCAAGCCCCGAAGTTGCCAATGCCGAAACAAGTGAATAAATGTCCGTGCGGCTTGACGTGCGCGCTGCTAATTCATAATTCCCGGGCTGGTCTATTTCACCCAAACCAGTATTTCCAGCCGTTGCCCAAGTAGTAGTTGGGTCATAACTTGCCCATGTTTCTGCTGGTGGTACTTGTCCCCATGTTGCGAACAAAACCTGTTGCAAAATTGTGTAAATCTGATCGCCGTCAAAATCTTTTGACAAAACACCGTTGGTCAAGGCTTTTGGTAATCGTGCCAATGCCCCAAGTGCGGTGATGCTATAAGTCTGTGTGAAGGCAGTTGAACCAACATTTGCAACTTCAAGTCCAATGTCAACGACGTTGCCGCCAAAAATGTTGACGTATGTGCCAGCACTGTTTTGCACTGAAATAGTTATTGCGCTGTTTATTTGAACAGGAATGATTGCCTGATCAACGTCTAGCAATTGAAGGTTGGCATACCCTGCCTGCGCCTGCTCATAAATGTTGGTTCGACCCGATCTGATTGTCAGGTTGGCTAAAACGGCATTTGTGTATTCAACGCCGTCTAGATTGACCTTCCAAATTGGTGACCACGCTGTCATGAGAATTGCAGGTTGGACGCGCCACCTGTGCCGCGATAGAACGAATTGTTTAAAGCGTCAATAATTGTACGTGCTGTTCCTTCTTTATCTATTGCACCGTTGACTGTAAGGTTGATCGTCGCGCCACTGTTATTGCTCATGTTTGAGTTTTGCGGCAAGAAACTTGAACTGCTGCTTTGTGGTGCTTCAGGCAATGTCGGTATCTTGAACCCTGACGGTGCTGAACTGCCACCGCTTGCTGAACTTGAATCGCTATCGCCGAACAAACGATTTGCACCAGCCAAGATTGCTGCGCCTAAAGCAACGGCAGCCAAGCCCAACAATGGATTGAGTGCAAAAGCCTGTGCAATACCAGCAATGATTGCCGATTTCTTTAAAAGTCCATAAACCGCAATTAAGCCTTTGATTGCCGTAATTGTTGCAGTGATTGCGGCTGAAATCTTAGACACAACAAAAACCGTGCCAATAACAATTGCAACGGCTTTCAATTCGTCTTTTAGGCTTATGACTGTTTTAATAACCTTTCGCACTTGTTCACCAAATTCAAATGCACCTGCTGTTGCTTTGTCGTTTGCTTCAGTCAAACTTCCTTCGCCTGTAAGTCCAGCAATAAATGCTTGTAAATTTGGGACGACTGTTTCTAAAATGTAGACTGACAACTTTTCGACAATAGGCAATAAGGCTGCACCGATTGACTCTTTTGCTTCGTCGGTTGCAATGCGAATACGTTCAAATTTCTTGGCAGTAGTTTCGGCAGCACCTTCAGCAAATCTGCCGTATGTGCCTTCAAGTGAAGTGATGATTGCTTCATTGTCTTTCGACTTTAAAAGGTTGGCGTCAAGTCCTAAGCCTAGTTTTCCCAAGGCAGTCGTGTTTCCGTCATAAGCCTTGCCAAGCGCGTTTGCAACGGTTTCAACTGACTTGCCACTTACCTGCGCCAAGTCCAACGCAAGATTGGTCAAACGTTGTGCTTCTTCGACGTCCTTCGTGCTTCTTACAAGGCGACCAAAAGCAGGGCGCAATTCGTCGTCAGTGACGCCAATTGCAATGGAAGTTTTGGTGATGTAATCCTCAACTCCTGCAACTTGTGAGGCTGTTGCGTTTGTCGTTGCCCTAATTGTTTCAGCCAACTTTTCTTGTGCCGCTTGATCTAGTGCAGCAGACTTAACAGCGTCCGCGGCAAATGCCAACGCCGCAACACCAGCAGCCGCAAACGCTAACGCTGCTTTTTTGCCAAACTCGCTTACTTTATCGCCAAATGTTTGTGTTGTGTTTGTTGCTTGATTTAATCCTGCAACAAGGTCTTTCGTCTCAGCAAGAATTGAAAGTTTAAGTGTACGACTACCAGCCATTAGTCATACCTCTTAACTATTTCGCTAAAACTTTGTTCCCATTTTGCAATGATTTCGGGCTGGGCTGAACGTAGTGTTGGATAGATAAACCAACCGCGTGACCCACGACCTTCACGCCCTGACCACACTGGAAATTGCTTGTATCGGTTTGAACCGAATTCTGAACCGCCCCATAACTGTTGGGTTGTGCCGCC